CGTCTGCTCCCTGGGCCGGTGCAAATATAACACCTGCAGGAACAGTAACGCCTGAAATAGCTTTAGCTGTTAACAAATCAGTATCATCAGAATCCGTTAATACGGTAAAAATCGTATCGGATGCAACATACAGAATATGTACAGCCGCATTAGCTGTTGCGGTAGCTATATATTTGCCACCATTACCTCCTCCGATATAGGTACTGAGTAATTGAATATTTTTATCTGCACTCATAATTCAGTATTTTCGTTTAATGTTTCTATTAATTTCCTCGTGTTAAAACTAACACTGCCGGCTGGTGACATGGGTAAATTATCCATGCGATTATTCCACATATCGGCCACAATGCGCCGCAGGACCATATTAGCCTGATCATTATTTGCCCCCGCAATAAATTCACAATCCAAATAGGCCTCATCAGATGTTGTATTTGTTATCACTGTCTGTTGAGGACGGATATAAACATGATCAAGCCCTTTCTGGTCGTAATCAACAGCCGTGCCACTAATCTCAACAGATGTAACCTCTGTAACAGGTGAAAAGGGCAGCTCATAATAATCATTCCAGGCATCCCCGGTATAAAACCTGACCTCATATGATTTGCTTATAAGGCTCAACCCAGTATAGTTTTCAAGCCATACACGGGCCGTTGTTATCATATCACTGATCAGATTAGTATCATCAGTACCGAGTGATTCAATACCCAGGTATGTAAGCATTTCACTCTCGGTGATAGGCTCACCAACCGACTGCCCTGCCTTTTCCCTGTACTGCATTAGTCAACAGCTTTAGTTATCGTTTTAGCCTTTAGTTCTTTTGTTTCGGGTTCGGCTTTCTCTTCTTTTTCCTGCTTATCAGCATAATCAGCCTTACCCTTTTCAACAAGAATATCAGCATAACGATCAGTTACTTCGCAAATACGTCCTTTTTTACGTCCATCTACGGTAACTTTCATTTTAACTTTTTTCATAACAGATATTTTAAAAGGGGAGGGAATTAACCCTCCCGGGTTAATAATCTATTTCACTATTCTTATGGTATGACCACATTGCAGGGTATCAGTAAGCGTATATGTCGCTCTTAAATACCTATACCCAAAAAGTGTTGTACCAATATTAAATACGGTAGTATCCTCACTTGCATCAACAGCCGTATATGTAGTAGTTGCAATAGAATTGTAATCAGTTCCATCCAGTGAACCATACAGAGTAAACACCCCGCCTGTCTCGGCAGCCGTACCTGTGACACTATCCATATTGAACTGGAAGTGTACATAGTACCGATCGGGTGCAATTACACGGTAAACATAACTGGTAGTAGCATCGAGTGTTACATCAGCCAGGTTTGCATAACCATTTTCACGGATGATATTTGTCTGTGCCATCATTGAGATAGCAGCAAACATAAAAGCTATAAGAAATAATAATTTTTTCATCTTTTTATCCTTTTTTATGGTTTGGCAATTGCACTGGTTATATCGCTTATCGCATCATACACAACACCTGCATAAGCAGTTGTCGGAAACTTGATGGTTGCACGTAATGATCCTGTGATAGTTTTCAGGTCATATTCCGGGTCAGTTGAATCTTGGTCCCATATACGAATATCCATATTACGCCTGAAATAAACTGTTACTTTCGAGAAGTCACCAACCATTACATATCCTGAACCAATAAGCGTACTCTCAACAACAGGAACGCCATGAATACGCATTCCGTCCTGGGTAAAGAATGTCGGGAATAGGTAATTGTTATTACCATCTTTATCAAGCTGCATCTTGGCCACATCACTGGGATGCAGTATAATACCTGTTACCTGGGTGAAATTATCACCGAGTATCTGGTTTATTGCTGCACGTACAGCATCAGCCGTTGTCGGTGCAGTAACATAATCATCAAGATCAGTATCTGAGTATGCTACAGCAACAGTATCAAGCCCTACAAGATGAGGAGTTGCACCGCTACCGCTGAATACTTCGGCTTCAAGCTGACGGCGCAGCATACCGATAAGCTCATTACGTATCTCACTGATCACAAAAGGCCAGTCCTCGAGGCTTTCATTTGAAATCTTGATATATGTACCGATCTTTTCGACCAGTGCTTTTTTCTGTGCCCAGTGGAAATCACTCTGACCATATTGCCCGGCTTCAGCAACAGCAGCGGTACCATCGGTACGTGCCGTGCGCTCAATCCATGTTACATGGTTACTCGAAGTGGTTCCAATAGTCATCAGATCAAGTATCGATGTCTTACGGTCGGGTGCCTTATCAACCCCCGGTGTACGCATAGGTAATATTACAGCCGTATCCAGATCGAATGCTCCGAGGTTATCGTCAATAACAATAGTCCCCTGCTTGAACATATCCCAGGGGTGCCCCTGCATTTCACCGGCAAACTCGTTACCAGCTTTCATTATCTCCTTAGGATCGGCTTTTTTCAGTGCTTTCAAAAACTCATTACCATAGCCTTTAACTAATGGTGTAGATTGCTCTTTGAGTTTTATCTCAAGTTCGTCCTGCTGCTTTGATAACTTCTGTATATCTTCAGCAATGGCCTCACTTGTAGTTTTCATCTCGGCAATTTCATCACCTGATGCCTTGCCTTCAATAGCTTTCTGAGCATCTTCCATCACTTTTTCAAATGCTTTTATCTTCTCATTAAGCTGTTCAGTAAGTTCTTTTAATTCTTTTTCCATTTTATTTTAATTTAAGTATGGCCTTAAACTCGCTTAAAGTGACTTCATCAGTGGTGCCTTTAAGGTCCGGCTGTTTGTCGGCTTTTAACCTGTTAAGGTAATTTATTTGTTTTTCAATATATTCAAGTTTAATATCATCATAGCATTTAATATCAAGCATAGCACGGAGCGTTAGTATATCCTGCTCTATATCCTCACGGCTGTAATCTTCCAGTGACTTAATGTCAACAGTCAATGCTTGTGAATTAGCTCCCCAGGCCGTTAATGTTGATACTTCGAATAGTTTCCATTCTGAAACAGTGCGTTGTTCTGTTTCCTGATCAACATCATATTTAACCGGTATAACAGCAACACTATGTTCCATCTGCTTACCAACATTTGATAATGCCCGGTATTCAGCATAAGTTTCTTTACCGAGTTGTGTATCCATGATGAGCTGTGATGTAACCAGTAGCCCGAAATCATCTTCTTTGATCTCTTTAATAGCTCCCGGCATATAGCGCATGTCATGCCATTTGAGGTGACGTAAACGCTTGCCATTCTCTTTCAGTGTCTTTTTGAAACTACCTGGCATGCTTATATCACCATCACTGTCAAGATTATTAAATGCGTTAGCATAAAATGTAACAAGCCCCTCACCTGTCAATTCTTTTATCTCATAATCAAATGCTTTAAATTCTTTCATGTTTTTATATTTAATACTATATTAATCTACATCATATACAATTGTACAACGGCAATTAGCGATCTCACTTACATCCGCATTAGGATCCCCAGGAAATTTAAGCCCTGTATTATATTCATAATCCATTGATACATAACCGAGGCTTTCGTAAAACAAATGCGAATCCCTTACTCCCGGCAGTCCGCTTGTTAGCCATGCTTTACGCATATTAACGCCTGAAAATAGTGCAGACTCATAACTGCCCCTGTTACTGGCTCCTATCACTTCAGTCCTTGCAATACGCTCAGCATGATAGTTTTGTATTACCGTAAAATCCCTTTTAAGCTGCCTGGTAATTTCTTCACTTATTTGTTCGATGCCCCATCCGAGCCGTTCACCCTCGTTAAGCACTATATCTATAATGCGGTTTATCTCCATCTGCTGGGTATTGAGTATTGAATTAGCCTTTAGTAATGATCGTTCAAACATATAATTGCGAAACATCTCTTCCCATAATATCTCATCTTTGCGATTAAATATCCTGTCCTGAATATCTTTTGCAAACTGATTGCCCACGTTGCCCCATAATTCAATGATATATGTACGGATATACTCATTGCTTTTCGTCCCGTTCACCATCATCCGCAGGGCTTCGGGCTGCATCTCGCGGCTCATTTCAATAATCCCCGCTGTTGTTTGCGCCAGTGCTTTACGGGCTTTACGCCAATATGTTTTAGTCAAAGAACGCTGTAATTTATCATTAACTCTGATTTTCACGATAATCAAAGGTTAAAAATTTCTCTGTATCTTCCATCTTTGGCATTTGTTCATCAATAGGAACTTCAGCCATCGATATATATATTTTATCCATCTCAGGTTCAGTGCGCGGATCAGCCCCTGCAGCTGCACGTATCTCATTACGCGAAAAACTATTAGCACGGACCATCCATTCGATAAGTTCCTTTTTGTTTTTCTGCAATACCTCAACATTGTTATAATCAGCAATCAAAGTACCATCTTCACCAAATTGAGGAATAAGCCATTGCGATAATATTTCAAGATAACCGTCAAGCATTGGCATAATACCATTTGTCCAGAGGCTGCGGGCCGCTTCCTGGTAATTATTATATGTCCGGTCCCTGGATCCGCTCAATAGCTGGTTAGGTACATTATAGGCATCAGCAATAACTCCGCGAGTAACGCCTAATGAATCCAGTATTTTAAGATCAATAGGAGATAATCCCAGTGGTATCCATTCAACAGACTTTGATGTTGCCGCTATCTTACCCCTGTTTGTATCACCAACCATATTACCCCCGGGTTTAAACTGGTTCTTTAAAGCAGATAATTGCTGTTTGGTAGTTGACCGCTGGGTTAATTTACCATCATCATCTTTAACACCAAGTACGGTTAATATACCATATGCACCCTGGTTCTTAAAGGCGCTGACCATAGATTGATAAGCACTATCCGAAGCAGCAACCGACTTAATGATAGGCTTCAATCGACTCATGCCGTATGCTCCAAAATTACTACCCCAGTCCGGGTTATATTCTTTCCAGTGCATCACATCCTGTATTTCAAATAACGTATTACGCCCAAGATATGTTAAAACATATCCCTGTATAGGTTCAAGACGTGTTCCTATCTTAATAGTCGTGTATGGCGGCGGTAGATATTCAAGTCTTACCGGCTTACCTGCATTGAGCCCATTTTCGGCTTTTAAAGCATTCAGGTAAGTATTGCCGTATAACATATAACTGGCTATCCCTGCTTCAATAAAATCAGCAAGCGACATAAAGGGGGCGGGGTTCTGTATTAATTCCAGTGTCCGGCTCTTTTCTTTTTCTTTACCGTTCTTATCAATATGCATAATCGGTACACGGGATGCCGGTTCAATGATTTTATTAATCACTGTGAACACATCGCCATTACTTGTATAGTTATCGGTAAAAGTATCAAATCCCTCAGTATCGGGCCATATAACCGTATTAGTATAATTATCCACTAACAAATTAGTTATTACACTTTGGCCCCATCGCCTGAATATTCTGTTAAATATATTTACCATTATACCACTATAAATTCTTGTTCAATATCCTGTGTTAAATATGTCAATCCCCATACCAGCGCATCGATCCTGTCAGGTGACCGTTCACCCACTTTTGCGCCCCAGGTCAGCATTTGATCTTCCATTTCTTTCATTTCTTTTACGTGTTTAACCCTGCCCTGTTCATATAATGCCACTATCGGTTCAGCCCTTGTTATTTTGCCCCTGGATGCTCTTACGGCCGCATAAGGCAGGTTATTCATCTCGTTCCTTAATACCGCTTCAATAAAGTCACCACCATTATTAACCTCACCGATCACCCTGTCTGCCTGATATTTCTCATAATTATATATTACTGTTGATGCTATTTGTCGCGGTGAATATATTCCGCTTACATCATCAATAACGTATAACATCCCACTTTTATCTTCGCCAACAATAATGATTCCTGTCTCATCACTATCCGGATCACTGGTTACTGCCGGGTCTACTGCCACAACTATCCGGATCAATTCTCCGGCTTCACCATATTGAAGCAGGTCGGCA